TGCAAGAGAGCTGGACGCACATCAGCGGTGTGCCGATGCGCTTGGTGCGCATGGGTCTTGATACCGGCTATGCGACCCAAGAGGCTTACACCTTTGTGCGTCGCCAGCATGACCCGCGTTTGTTGCCCATGAAAGGCGTCGCGCGCGGTGCAGCGCTGGTTGGCTTGCCCACTGCTGTGGACATGACCACCCACGGCAAGCGTCTGCGCCGAGGCCTGCGTGTCTACGCGGTGGTGGGTGGCATTGCCAAGTTGGAGTTCTTCAACAACCTGCGCAAAACGATTGAGGTCACCGAAGACGGCGAGATTGTGTTTCCCAACGGGTACGTCCATCTGCCGCAAGTTGATGCCGAGTACGTCCAACAGCTGTGTTCTGAGCAACTGGTCACACGGCGTGACCGCAATGGTTTCTCGTTTCGCGAGTGGCAAAAAGTGCGTGAGCGCAACGAAGCCTTGGACTGCTACGTGTACGCGCGTGCCGCTGCCAGTCTGGCAGGCTTAGACCGTTTTGAGGAACGTCATTGGTTGGAGCTTGAGCGCCAACTGGGCATTCCGCTGAGTGCTGAGCCACCGGAGTTGCGCATGGATGGGCTGTTCCCGGTGCGCCCGGGTTTTGAGACGCCTGAGTTCTTGCAAGGAATTCAGGGTGTACGGCCACCCAACGATGACGTGGACTTTGTGGAAGCAGAGCCCAAGGTCGAAATGCATGACGAGGCGGATGACCCGCCAGAGGATGTGTCATGGCGCAGTCCGACTGTCTTGCCAAACCCTCCAAGTGTCCAAAACCTTCCAGCCACCCCATCGGGTGGCTTTTTTATGAACAAAGTCCCCCAGCGTGGCAGGAGGGTCATTCGCAGTAACTGGATGAAGTGATGACGAGCTATACCGAACAACACCTTCAGGCTTTGCGAGAGGCCTTGGCCAGCGGAGAACACCGCGTGACGTACGACGGGAAGAGCGTCGAGTACCGAAGCGTGACTGATCTCAAAGCTGCCATTGCCGAAGTGGAGTCTCAGATCGCCCGTGCAGCGGGTAAGCGCAAGTCTCGCCAGATTCGTATCTCAACGTCCAAGGGGTTGTGATGGGTTGGATCAACACCATCAAGCGCCGGATGTTTGGCAACACGCCGGTTTATGACGGAGCAGGGATGGGGCGGCGCGCGCTGAAATGGAATCCGGGTAACCCGGGTGCTGTCTCAGCGCTAGCGCTCACCCAAGACCAGTTGCGCACCAAGAGCCGCGACCTTGTGCGTCGCAACGCTTGGGCCGCTGCAGGCATAGATGCCTTTGTAGCCAACGCGATTGGCACGGGTATCAAGCCGCAAAGCATGATTCAAGACCCACCCCAGCGTGAGGCAGTGCATGCCCTATGGTGGAGTTGGTGTGAGGATGCCGATGCGGCGGGGTTGACAGACTTTTACGGCCTTCAAGGCTTGGCTACGCGCGCCATGCTCGAGGGGGGTGAGGCGTTTGTGCGCATGCGCTACCGAAGAGCGGAAGACAACCTGTCTGTGGCGTTTCAGCTCCAAGTGCTCGAAGCGGAGCATTTGCCCATTAGCTTGAATCAAGACTTGCCCAACGGCAATGTGATTCGAGCGGGCATTGAGTTTGATCTCTTGGGCCGACGGGTGGCGTACCACCTGTACCGTGCGCACCCCAATGACGGGATGCTGGCGCCGATGTCTGGTGCATCCGGGGCGGGCAGTCTTGACTTGGTCCGTGTGGAGGCGACTGAAATCGTTCATCTGTACCGACCACTTCGACCGGGACAGATTCGCGGTGAGCCTTGGCTTGCCAGAGCGTTGGTCAAGCTCAATGAGTTGGACCAGTACGACGATGCTGAGCTGGTGCGCAAGAAGACGGCTGCCATGTTTGCGGGCTTCATCACCCGCATGGCCCCTGAGGACAACCTCATGGGCGAGGGTGATGCCGATGAAAGTGGTGTGGCCTTGGCAGGCATGGAGCCCGGAACATTGCAGATCTTGGAGCCTGGTGAGGACATCAAGTTCTCTGCACCTGCAGATGTGGGTTCGAGCTATGCCGAGTTCATGCGTCAGCAGTTCAGAGCTGTGGCCGCAGCCATGGGCATCACGTTTGAGATGCTCACGGGCGACTTGACCCAAGTGAACTACTCCTCCATCCGTGCAGGTTTGCTTGAGTTTCGGCGTCGCTGTGAGACCTTGCAGCACGGCGTGATCGTGCATCAGTTGTGTCGCCCAATCTGGCGCGCATGGATGCAGCAAGCCGTGCTCGAAGGTAAGCTCGATTTGCCCAACTACCGAACCAAAGCGCGCGAGTACCAAGCGGCCAAGTGGATCCCGCAGGGCTGGCAATGGGTGGATCCAGAGAAAGAGTTCAAGGCCATGCAATTGGCGATTCGCTCTGGCTTGATGAGCCGCTCAGAAGCTATTTCATCCTACGGCTACGACGCGGAATCCATCGATCGGGAGATCGCCGCAGACAACGCACGCGCCGATTCGCTGGGGCTGGTGCTCGACACCGACCCGCGCTTAGTCGCCCGCAATGGAGCCACAAACCAAGCAGCTCCCTCACATCCACCGGACGTGGCAGACCCACCGCTGGTGGACCAAGAAACCTAGACGCGGTTTTTTCATCTCTTAACTCAGAGGTCCTATGACAAATCTTCCGACGATGCCGTATCTGGCTTCGCGGGTTTTTGGCACGCCTTTGCTCATTCATCCCCGCAAGCTTGAGGTCATCCTCTCGGTGGTGGGGCCACGCATGGGCATGGTTGTTCCAGAAACCTCAGCGCAGCATCTTTCTCAACTCGGCGCAATGACGCCACCTGAGCGTGTGATGCGCTCAGACATCCAAGCGCCCAACATTGCTGTCATCAGCATCCTAGGGACGCTGGTGCGACGCACGGGTGCCATGGACGCCGCATCGGGCTTGACGAGCTATGCCTCTATCAGCGCGCAAATCAATGCAGCCATCAACGATTCAACTGTTGATGCGGTGCTGCTTGATATCGACTCTCCCGGCGGTGAGGCAGGTGGCGCGTTTGATCTGGCAGACGAGATCGTGAGTGCTCGAAGCACCAAGCCCATCTGGGCTGTCGCCAATGACGATGCGTTTTCTGCCGCATATGCGATTGCCTGCAGTGCCGAACGCATCTATCTGACGCGCACAGGTGGTGTGGGATCAATTGGCGTGATTGCACTGCATGTTGACCAGACGCAACGCGACGCGCTCGATGGTTACCGATACACGGCCATCTACGCAGGTGACCGCAAAAACGATCTGTCGCCGCATTTACCGCTTTCGAACGAAGCGTCTACCGCGCTTCAAACAGAGGTCGATCGGCTCTACGAAATGTTTGTCTCAACGGTCGCAACCAACCGAGGTTTGGATGCACAAGCCGTGCGAGACACGCAAGCAGGGCTCTTCTACGCGGGTGACGCCATTGAAGCTGGGTTTGCTGATGCCATTGGCACGGCAGACGAGGCCTTGCGCGCGCTGGCTATGGAAGTTCAGCAACGCAAATCTGCCATCGCGCGATCGTTCGGATCGGGGCGCGAGATGGAAGTCTCACTTCCCGATCCAGTTTTTTCTAAGGAGAAATTGATGTCGCAAACATCGCCGCCTGCATCTACCGCTTCGACAGAAGCTGTTCCCGTCACGTCCACCGTTGTGACTTCTGAGGATGCGAATTCCCAAGAGCCTCATCAGGCCCCTCATCAAGAGGTTGAGTTACCTGCTGGCGTTGGTGAACCAACGCATGAGACCCCTGACGTGGTTCAGCCCACAGTTGCCAATGCATCTGCAGCCAGTCATGACATCCGCAAAGCCAGCGCCAATGTCCTGGCCGTGGCCGAGATGTGTCTGCTTGCTGGCAAGTCAGACATGACGTTGTCTGCACTGGAACGTGGTTTGAGTGTGGAGCAAGTTCGCAATGAGTTGCTGGCCGCCAAGGCTTCAGACAGCCCCGAGATCAGCTCTCACATCTTGCCCGAAGCCGGTACCCAAACGACGGCCAAGCCTGAGCAAAGCCCTGTTGTGCTTGCAGCACAACAACGCGCTCAATTGCTTTCACAAAGGCTCGCAGCCAATCGTCCTTCTTACAAATCCAACTAGGAGTTTTAAATGTCAGTTCTCGTCAATGAGTTGACCTTGGGCGATTTGCTCAAGTATGAGGAAGAGTCCCTCTATTCCCGTGACCAAGTCACAGTCGCTGCAGGCCAGAACTTGCGCATCGGTACGGTCCTTGGCCGTGTGGATGCCAATGGCAAGGTCAAAGCGCTTGATCCTGCTGCCACCGATGGCACCCAAATCGCCACGGCTGTTTTATTGCAGTCCGTGGATGCCACCACAGGCGACAAGTCCAGCGGCATCGCAGTGACCCGACAGTCCATCGTCGCGCACCACGCACTCGTGTGGCCCGCAGCCATCACCGCCGAAGAAAAAGCGACTGCCACAGCGCAGCTCGAAGCCGTCGGCATTCTCGTTCGTCATGGAGTCTAAGCAATGAACAATCCTTTCCAGTCCCCCGCGTTCTCAATGACCGCATTGACCGCCGCGATCAACATCTTGCCCAATCAGTTCGGCAAGATTGAACAGATCAACCTCATGCCTGCCAAGCCTGTGCGTTTTCGCCAGATTGCCATTGAAGAGCGTGATGGCGTGTTGAACCTCTTGCCCACATTGCCTGTGGGTGCCCCCGGCACTGTCGGACAGCGCAGCCGCCGCAAGTTGCGCTCGTTCATGATTCCTCACATCCCACACGACGATGTGGTGTTGCCCGAGGAGATTCAAGGTCTTCGCGCTTTTGGCTCTGAGACAGACACCGAGACCGTGGCCAACGTGATGACTGATCACTTGCAGTCCATGCGCAACAAGCATGCGATCACTTTGGAGCACTTGCGTATGGGTGCTCTCAAAGGTGTGATCTTGGATGCAGATGGCTCCGTGCTGTATGACTTGTTTGAAGAGTTTCAGATCACGCCTGCCGTGTTCAATTTCGAGCTCAACAAGAAGGACACGGACGTTAAGAAGAAGTGCTTGGACTTGAAGCGCTACTTTGAGCTCAACCTCAAAGGCGAGTACATGACCAATGTTCGTGTGCTGGTGTCTTCGGACTTCTTCGATGCGCTGACCAGCCATCCCAACGTCATCCGTGCTTACCAGCTCACGCAAGAAAGCGCGATGTTGCGCACGGATCAACGCTCTGGGTTCACCTTTGCTGGTGTGACCTTTGAAGAGTACTTGGGCCAAGCTACAGACATGGCTGGCAATCTGCGCCGCTTCATTGAACCCGGTGAAGGTCAAGCGTTCCCTGAGGGCACGCTCGATACGTTTGCCACGTACTTTGCGCCTGCAGACTTCAACGAGACGGTCAATACTTTGGGTCAGCCCTTGTATGCCAAGCAAGAACCCCGCGACTTTGGTCGCGGCACGGACTTGCACACGCAAAGCAATCCGCTGCCCATGTGCCACCGTCCGAGCTTGTTGGTCAAAGTCGTCGCAAGTTGAGGGGTTAGCTGATGAGTCGAGATCCTTTCGTTCAGCTCATCTCTCGGTTGTTTCTTCGCTTGGGGACCTCCGCTGTGTACACCACACAAGCGGAGGTCTCCCTCAATGTGCGGGTGATCACCAAAGCGCCGGATGCGGTTCAAGACTTCGGTCAAACCCATCTGGTGGTTGATACCCAGCGTTTTGAGTTGATGGCATCAGAGGTCAAACAGCCAAGAGATGGCGATCGATTGGTTCTTGGGGGCGTGCGCTACGTGCTTCACGGTGAGGCACTCATTGACCGTGACGGACTCGTTTGGACGGTGAGTGCCTCTATCTGGCCGGAGAGTTAACCATGTCTTCACGGCTTGTTGCCGCTTTGAGTGGCAATTTGCAAGAACTTATGGCGGCTGAACTCAAAGCAGCCAGACATGCAGTCACCACGGGTGTGCGTGATGCCACCGATGGCCTCAAAGGTGAGCTGCGAGGTCAGATCACTTCGGCTGGGCTGGGTGCTCGTCTTGCCAATACCTGGCGCGGTGAGGTCTATCCCAAGGGGCGAGAAAGCTTAGGCGCTGCAGGGTTGGTTTACAGCCGAGCCCCTGTGGTTGTGGCTGCCCATGACGAGGGGGCGTTGATTCGTTCTAAGAACGGGTTTTGGCTCTC